GTTTTTTACTTTAGGATTATGCATTCGCATCTTCTTATCAAATTCTACAGCACTTGCAAATTCTTCTGGCCTGTTGTTTCTCATATCTAACCAGAAATTATCATCATGAAATGGACAACCAATACAAGCAGATTTAACAGGAATTTTAAAACCTTTACCTTCATACCATTTAAGACAATCTTGCCTAGACATTTTCTTTTCTATTAAGGGCCATCTGTTTTCTTGCCACCAAAATCTCGATGGTTTCATTCTCATAATTTCATCTGTTGATATACCAACCCACACTTCTATGTGTTTATCTTTTGGAAATCTTTGTCTTGGTTTTAATCCAAATATCTCTCTTATTTTTTTTGCAATCGGAGTAATCTTATATTCTCTTGTGCATTGTCTACGACCCATTCCTTTTTTACCTTGTTCATTTAAAGTATAAAACGGTGCAGAAGCAAATTGATTCCCACCTGGAGACAACGCTTTTATAATATCATCTTGAATATTACCTTTTTTTACAATGTGTATTGGATAACTTATTACACTCTTTAAATATTCTAAATGTTCTATCACAGGTTTAGGTTCCCAACCCGTATCAGCAAATACGGCAGCGTCAGGTTTTACACCAAACTCTCCTGCATCTGCCATCAAGGCCATCGTTGAGCTTTGCACACCAGCTCCTAAAGATAAAATTCTTAATGATGGGTTTTGTTTCATAATTTAAATGGTTGTAATGCTTTTATTTTTTCTTCAGCGTTTGCAATTTTTTCAATTAATTTATCTGCTTCGTCCACATGTTGTGGATGCTCACCGATAGCTACTGGTTTCTCTAAATAAATTTTAAGTGTTGCCTCAGCCTCAGAAATTTGAGCATTATATCTATCTTCTAAAGCTTCTATAATTAATTTTCTAAACATAATTAGCCTCGTATTGTTTAAAATACTTTCCCAATGGAAAGTTGTATTGATGATAAGTGCCTAACAAATGTAAAGTTTGTTTGGATCTTGTTGCACCTGTATACCATACCCTAAGTTCTTTTACCTTATCTGCTAAATTCTTTTTATCGAAATGAGATGGGAAGTTGCACTTACTAGCAAGAACTACATTATCTGCTTCTCCACCTTTTACTTGATGTATAGTATCAATAATAATTTTTGGTGGTTGTGTAAGATCTACACCTTCATTCATAAGTTTTTGAAAATATTGTTTGTCTTTATCTTTAAATTTTCTCTTAAACACTTGATTCCATTTACCCTTTTCATCTCGCATACCACACCTTAAATGTAATTCATCAAATGTAAACACTTGATTTGGATGAGCAAAGCTCCATTTTTTACTGTCCGATGACCGGTATCCGTGGTCTATGTTTAATAAATACTCATACATAGTTACAGCTTCTTCTCTGTTTATGCTGCCACCATCACATATTTTTTCCCAATATTGTATTGCATAAAACTGATTTGGATCGAATGACTTATTATTTTTTTGATCTTGATAATATAATCCAAGATTTTTTGCTTCTGTTTGTAATTCTTTTTTTACATCATTTATTCTTGCAAGGACCATCCAACTACCATCCATGTCCCAAGGTACTTTTTTTAAACCATTCCATCTATACACTGCACCTTCTTTGTCATTAGAATAAAATTCTTTTGGTACTCTGTTATTACCCATAGAGTTCAATAAACATTTAGAAAAGAAATGTATGTTTTTATTAAGTCTTACAGATTTTTTTAACACAAGTGATTTACCAGGAAACGTTTGAAACAAAGTTACATCAGCACCGTTCCACTCATAGATTGCCTGGTCGTCATCTCCTGCAATGTATACACGTTCAACACCTTCAGACATCTTTACAACCATGTCCCATTGTAAAGGTGTTAGGTCCTGAGCTTCATCAACCATTAAAACTTTGAAAGGCACAACCAATCCATCATCAATAAACTTCTGCACCATGTCTGTAAAATCCAACCTGTCTGGTGTCCGTTGTCCGTTTTCCAACTCCATTGTTTTAAACTGCTCATACCCTGCGATGATTGATTTGAATTGCTGTAACCTTACACTCTTTCTAGATTGTTGTTTGTATAGCCATACAGGATCAACTTTCATGTTTCTTGCCCTGTCATATATTTGAAGAGACCAGTTGTTATAAACTTTTTGATCGTCATGCCCATCTTTGTAATTAATTTTTATAGTTCCATATTGTGTATGAAACATAAGCATATCAGCCTTTGGATCTAACACAGGTATTTCAGCAAACTGTTGTCTTGCTAGTGAGTGAAGTGTTCTAAAATATTTAAATGCATCTTCATCGTAGCCTTTAAATTTTTGTCTAACTCTAGTTACACATTCGTTTACAGCTTTGTTTGTAAAAGATACGTAACATATCTCATCAGGAGAATAACCTTTTTCAAGATAACGTTTTACACGTTTCAAAAGGTTCTCTGTCTTTCCAGTGCCAGGTGGTCCAAAGATCTTAATTGTCTTCCCACGCAGCCTTAGCTTTAACGAATTTGACATCTTTATTCTTATGCTCACTTTGTTTTGGTAGAGTCACAACCCAATGTCTAGATTGAATTCCTTTGAACTTAGCTTTGGGTTTAGCTCCACCTTGTTCTAAGAATCTTGTACATTCTTTTTCATTCCAATTGTAACTCATTTTTTTCATAAAAGCTCTAAACGTCTCAAGTTTAAATCTCATTTCTGTTTCATCACGCCATATATTACCACTATCTATCTGGTCAAATTCTGTAGTATCTTCAACATCTTCTAAAAATCTACCCATTCTTGAATTAAATACATCACTACTCTCTTCTCCTGCATCAAAACCTTCCATGTCTTGTTTGTTTGCAATCAACTCTTCAAGCCAATCTCTGTACGGATCTGGATCTCTTTTGGTTGGTTTCAATGCTCTCCAAACTATATCAAAATTTAAAAGTTGTTCTCCAAGTAGTTGTTGTTGATATAATTGTTTTGTTGAAAGTCTAATTGATTTACCTTGTATGGGTAAAATCCAATAAGGTTCAGGATATGAATTTACTTTAATAAGTTTACCAACTTCAGGTAAAGCTTCATTTGCACCAATACCTAATTTACGTTTTACACATTCACTTGATACACAATGCATTCTAGCAATAGATGTTTTGCATTTATAAGCATATTCTTTGTTCTCGACACCTTTAAATATATTTTGTAATTCTTTTGGGTGTAGCTTTTCACTACAAACCTTTGTCATCATTTCCCTTGTCCACTCCTCATACATGACAGGATCGGGATTTATTTTCTTTGCTAATACTGCAACATTAAACATTGCATCATTTCTACCTTCACCTTTTTGTACTTTGTTTTTCATAAAGTTTACTACACAAGGTGGGTAGTCTTTTGTTTCATCATCTTGAAATATTTTTAATTTTTTAAATTCTGCAGGTGTAAGTCTGTATTGTTTTACAAACTCATAAAGGTTTTCGAGTTTTACTGAATTGCATTGGTCATCCATTGCAACTCGCGTTGTCATGTTAAATTTTTGATATGGTAAGTTTACAAAATTACCTTTTCTTTTTTCATCCCAGTTTTCAGGTGTAAGATCTACTTCATCTTGTGCAGGAAATATATCTGTTGTTGTATCGTTGATACCTAAGTCTGATGCAATCTCAATTAATTTTTTTCTCATTGAAGATGCAGCAACTACACCATCAATAAATAAAATTAAATGGAGTCCGTTGGATTTTGATCTGAATGGGACGAGTGGGTATTTTCTTTTCCGTATAATCGATATAACGTCCTGATGCTGTATATTATAACGATCAACATCGATGACCCCCCAACTGCATGTATTATCATCTCGAATGGGAACTGATCCATAATAGGCTTCTCCTTTTAAATGTTGTTTCCAATGTTCAATTGTTATTGGTTTAGGTTCAACCCAATGTTTGAATTCTGCCTTGCCTTTAGAGTTTTTCTTACCCGTTGGTTTGGAAACACCAAAATATGTAGTAGAGCCCTGGAAGAGTTCTACAAACTCCTCCAGGGTTTTGTCAAGTAGGTCCATACTAGAATGGAGTTTTTTCTACTGATTCTTCTTTTCCGTGGTTAACTCTGACAGCACCTTTTTTACAAGTTTCATAAAACTCAAAAGCTGCTTTGATTGTCTCTTCGCTCTCCACTGTCCCTTTGTGCTCGATCTCCCAACCGTACCACGATCCAAGATTGTTTTTCTCTAAAACAGTCTTCATGTTGTACATTTGAGTGAAAGGAGCAGGCTTAAAGAACCCTTTGCCATCCTTCTTCTTCGCTCTCAAAGACATCATCATAGAATTCCATTTCTTAGATTTCTTTCTTTGAGTAGACTTCATAGTAATTAATGCAGTTGAAGACTTACCTTCTTCTACAATCATCACATAGTGAGACGCTGTCTCTTCTATGTAATTACCATTTTCTAGTCTGTCTTTACCATCGTCACCTCTGGTAGTTTTACTCATGATATCCGAATCAGCAGGATATACATTTATAGGAGCAGAGCTACCTTCTTGGCCTCTGTCTCTCCATTCAATGTACTCCAACTTATAATAGCAAGGAATAACTGTTATACCTTGTTGTCCATTATAAAGCTCATCGGTTACTGTGTTGTAGATCATTCCAGGTCTTGCGCTCTCAATGAACTGGCTATCTCCTTGAGTAACTTGTGGTGATAGTTGTCCTAGAACTTTAAGGAATGGTAATGCTAGACTTTTTGAATCTACATTATCAAAACCCGTATCAGCGAATTGCTCAATATTTATTGAGGCAAGTGCACCGGCTTCTTTTTTAATCGATACTTCGTTCGATTGTCCGTCTTTTAGTTTCATATTATTACCTATTATTTGTTCGTTATTTTTGTTTTATTTGCGATGTATACACCGAACAGATCGAAAGGTAGTTCTTTACCACCTTCAACTTGTTCTCTTACAAAAGCTTTAAGAGTCATTGGTTCTACTTTTTCTTTTTTATTGTAAGCAAAACCATTGTCCTCACAAACTTTTACAAGTTCCGAGACTTGGTTGTCTTGTCCTCTGCCAAAACTTGCAGTTATAGTATTTTTAATCAAATCCTCATAACCTCTGTTTCGTAACCAGCTGAACGCTTCTTCAACACGTGATTCAGGAATTTTTGCTGCATAGAATGGTTTTACTTCTACAGTTGAACCATCAGCTAACTTCAGCAAAGATACACCAGCTTCCTGCATCATCTCTGGAATTATTCTTTCTTCCATATCTCTTGCCTTATGCTTAAGTAATGAAAGTTTTTCTTCTTCTTGTTCTATTTGTTTATTTAGATCTTTTAAGTGATTACATTTGTCAGAAATAGATTTTACACTATCTTGACTAATGTCAATTTTTGACATTTTTTCAATATCCATATTTATCCTCCTAGGCTCAAATAAATTATTTGTTTGATCTTTGCAAGAAAAAAATATAAAAAGTTTTTGGATGTGGATCTACCCTTACAAAACTCAACCGTATGAGCATCAACGTAATGCGTTGAAAGAATCAGCTGAAAAAAAAAATTGGGCATACTTTATGGAAATGGGTACGGGTAAAACAAAAGTAACTATTGATAACATTGCTTTTTTATTTTTACAAAGAAAAATTAATTCTTGTTTAATAATTGCACCTAAATCAGTATATTTGAATTGGCAATCTGAAATAGAAACTCATTTACCTGATGTTATAAAGTATAGGATATATAAATGGAATATAGATAAACCAAAAGATTATTACAGATTGAATGAATTTTCGCACCTTAGAATCTTTCTAATAAACGTTGAAGCTTTATCAACTAAAAGGGGACTTGAGGGTTGTGTAGATTATCTTACAAGAAATAAATTAAATTTTGTAGCAGTGGATGAATCAACCACAATAAAAAACAGACAAGCAAAACGAACAAAAAACATTTTAGCATTAGGAAAAATAAGTCATATAAAGCGAATATTAACAGGATCCCCAATAACAAAATCTCCATTAGATCTATTTACACAATGTCAATTCTTAAGTCCAGAACTATTAGGTTTTCATAGTTATTTGGCATTTAGAAATCGTTATGCAGAGATGACTGATATACCAGTTGGCTCAGGAAGGTACATATCAGTGCCCAAATACTACAAAAGACTTGAAGAACTAGAAGAGAAAATGAAAGGTTTTGCTACTCGTATACGTAAAGATCAATGTTTAGATCTAAAACCAAAAGTAAGAACTAGAAGGTACATCGAACTAGATGGTGAAGGCAAAAAAATATATGACCGTCTAAGAACATCTGCGCTTGCGATAGTTGAAGATAGTACAATATCATTTTCTAATAAGTTAACAGAAATTATTAAACTGCATCAAGTATGTAATGGATTCACTAAGGATGATGATGGTAAAATATTAAAATTACATAAACAAAAACTAAATGCACTTGAAGAAACATTAGAAGAAACTGATGGCAAAGTAATTATATGGGCTAATTATTTATATAATATTCATGAGATAAAAGATTTTTTGATTGATAAATATGGAGAAGAATCTACTGTATGTATTTATGGAGAAATTAGCGTTGAAAATAGAAAAAATGCTGTGGATCGTATACAAAACGATGACAGTTGTCGTTTCATGGTTGCTAATCCTACTACTGGGGGCTTTGGTCTTACTCTTACCGCTTGTAATACTGTTATCTATTATTCAAACTCATATAACCTAGAAGTAAGAATGCAATCAGAAGATAGAGCTCACAGACTTGGACAAAAAGGAACTGTTGTTTACATAGACATAGTTGCTAGAAATACTTTAGATGAAGCAATTATGAAGTCTTTAACTAATAAAGGTAAGCTTGCTGCTAAAACATTAGGGGAAGAAGATCTTAAGAGCTGGCTTCTATAATCTTATTATATTGTTCAACTCTTTCTAAAAATTTATCACCATACTCTTGTAATTCTGACTCATTTAGTCGGAATTCTTGATATTGTAAAGCCCTGCTACACATAGATATTACACCTTGCTCTATTGGACCGTAATTTTTTACATGAGCTAAATAATATGCACCAAGCTGTAACTTATAATCCTCAACCCATTCTTCTTTTTTTGGTTTGTTAGTTTGTTTCCAATCTACAATACTTGGCTTACCATAACACATAGCTGTTAAATCACATGTGCCTGCAAATTTGTTTTCGTATTCTAAACTTACTTCGTTTCCCCAAATTTCATCAAGTTTTATATTATCAAGAATTGTTTTAGCCATCATTCTTGGCTTGTTTCCTTCTTCCATAGCGTTGTAATAACCTTGGCCATTCAAAGTGTACTCTAATACTTGATGCATCTCTGTTCCTATTGTGGATGCTTGTCTCATAATTCTGTCAGCCTCAGCATCTCCAACTTTTCTACGCCAGTTTTCTAAAAATCTTTTATCTTTTGTAGCTCCAAGTATATTTGTTACACTTGGTACTTTAACATTATCAACTAAATACTTTCTTCCGTTTGTGTCTGAGTATCTGTTGTAATGTTTGTATGGATATTTTTTTAATAATTTCATTGTGTAATTAATACAATTATGACTGATGCCATACCTGTAATTAATACACCTGCAGAAGTCAACATAATTTTTTCTATTCTGCCTACTGATTTTTCTAAATTGTGAATTTTATCGTGTGTTTGTTTTTGCATTATTCTGCAAAGTTTTTCGTGTGATTCTATTTTTTGTAAAGCTTCCCTAGACATTTCCTGACTCTCTTCTTCTTGCAGCAGCTATAGATGTTGGATCGTTTGGAAATAGATCAGCTACTTGTTGCGATGTCACTTGTCCAGTGTTCGCTGGTGTTTGTGGAGCAACAGGGTTTTCTAATTTTACATCACCCATTACAGATGCAACTTGTTCTTTATCTCTCTCTTCTTCTTCTGCATCTACAACAGAGTTGTTTTGTAAAGATTTTTGAATCATACCAACTAAGTTATTGTCTTCTTCTGCACTGCCTGAAGATTCACTAAAATCATTTGCAAACAAAGTTTCTTGTACTTTATCAGGTACATTATCAAACCTAGGTTCAGGTACAGACATTGGTAAATTAGATAATTTTTCTATGATTTCTGTTTCACTAATAGTTTTTGGATCAACTTTAGGTATATCTTTATCTTCATCTGCAAGATAGTTAATAAGTCTTGCTAAAGCATCTCTCTTTCTTGTTAAGCCAAGTTTCATAGCTGATCCAGTAACCGCTTTTGTTTTTCCTAAAATGCCATTAACTTTTAAAGCATCAACAATTGTTTGTACACTTCTGCCTGAATAATAATCTCTACCAGGTAAGAAAGTTGCTTTAGGTGTACCAGTGCCAATCTTTTCACCTCTTAATAGCTTTAATGTTTCATCAGGTAAAAGAGCATCGTTCATAGCTCTAATTGCAACTGGATCTGTAAGAATTTGTCCTGCTCTTCTAGATAATAACAATAATGCTGCTGAAGCTATGAAGCCTGGAGCACCAAATATTAAACCTCCTGCAATACCTCCACCAAGTGTAAGTCTTCTTGCTAAGAATTGAGATGGATCAGATAGTTTTGTTTCACCAATTGCTTTCATATAAGATGCAAAATTATAAAATTCTTCTGCACCTTTATTACCAAGCATATATTGTATTTTTCTTCTACCAGCTTCATCAAATGAGTTTGCAATACCAAATGATTTCATAAATTTATCAGCATTAAACTCAGCAAAGTCATCTGCACCAAATTTTAATTCAGTCGTGTCAAATATTCCATTGTTTCTTTTTACACTCTCAATACTAAAATCTGTAAGATTTCTTTTTTGATCTCTTGTCATAACTTTTAATGTGTCGGTTAGGTATGATGCACCAGCGTTTATAGATGCATCTTCATCTATAAAATTCCATACAGATTTTGCTCCAGCATCAGATGGACTACCAAAAGCTCTTAAGAATTTATTAAATGCATATTTTGCAGTGACCGCTTTGAATAAATCTTCACCACCTTTAGTTGCCTTCACACCTATCTCTCTAGATCCTTCAGCACCTATAAGTTTTTTAAATTGCACTAAAGCATCTACAGAATCATTTTCAAATACTTCTCTACCTATATCTCTAAATAATTGATCTCTATATTGTGTACCAGCTCCTTGAAAACCTTCTAAACTTTTTGCAGTAAATACGTTTCTATCAAACTTTCTTATACTTTTTACAAGAGGAGATAGTTGATAAAAACCTTGAACATCAGAGAATATTTTATTTGCATTTAATAACTGATCTTTTAAAAGATTAGCTGCTTGTTGTGTCTTTTCAATATATTGATCTGCAAGAGGTTTACCACCTTGTTTAGCTATTGTATCATAAGTAGCTTTTATACCTTCGTCCTCTAAAAATTTACCTGGATTACCAATATCTTCTCCAAATTTTGCAAAATCTGTCTCCATAGCTTCCCGCATTATAAACATATTGTCTTTTAATGTTTGATATCTACTACCTTGAATTGCATTATTTAACATAGTCATTACACCTTTAAATTGTTTTGGTGTAATCAATCCATCTCTAATTTGCATCATTGATTTCATAAACAAGTTTATAGGGTCTGCTTGCATAGTAAGTAATTTTTCTATGTCCATTGGTTTGGCTGCTACACCATACATACCTTCTAAGTATTCACTAAATTCAGGAAACTGTGATTGGTTTTCTTCTAAAAATTCTTTTGCTGCTTGTTGAGTTTTTTGTAATTTTATTATTCTTGGGTTACCAGATGTAATAGCTAAATTATCAAAAGTTTTATAAGCACTTTCATATAAGTTTACATTTTCTACAAAAACTTTTTCTGCTTGTTTTCTTATACTACTATTGATTGCACTTACTTTTAATAAGGGTGCATATGCCTGTAAATCTTCTAAATATCTTTTACCACCTGCGATCTCTGCTTCTGATTTAGCAACTTTACCTATTGGTGATACTAGTGGGAATACCCCCATGAATCTAAAATAGTTTCTTCCTAATCCTGAAAAAGTTCCTTGTCCCTCTTTCAATGCAGATAATAATGGTAATGGTAAACCCTTATCTCTTGCAAACTGTGCAAGTTCTTTTTGTTTAGGACCTACTGTTCCAAAAGCTTTTCTAACCATTTTACCCATGGGTCCAAATATAAATGGTGATAATAAAGATGCTCCTGTGTTCCACATCATTGCGTTTTTCATGGCAACACCTGCATTTACTAATTGATCTCTTTCTACATCTCCCTCTGGTATTTCAGATAAATCATCTGCTAAAGCTGATGCAACCTGTACACCAACTTGTTCGTTTAAAGTATCATAAGTTAAAGCTCCTACTCCTGCTCCAGCGGTACCACCTAATATAGATTGTACTTCTGTTTTTAATAAAGGACCTCTGTAGGCTCTTGATAGTGGATCTACTAATTTTCCTATACCTCTTATTGCACCACCAAATAATTTGAATCTTCCAGGTAATTTATCTGCTAATTTAATTGCTTGTTGAGCAAAAAATCCAGGGCCTTTACCTAAAAGTGTGCCTTCTTTTGCAGCTTTAAATATTTTTTTTCTGTTAGCAACATAAGGATAAATACTGCCTGTTATGTCACCAACTAATTCATAAGTATCTTGTCCAACACCTGTGGATACTTGTAAAGGATCTTTTAAAAATTCTTTTTCTGTAGCAACTTCTTTTGCTGCACCCTCACGCATTTCAGATAATTGACCCATAGTAGGGCCTTTTAACTTACCACTCTTTATAAGAGCATCTATAACCATTTTTTGCTCTTCATTAAGAGTATTTGGGTTTAAAGTTTTATCATCTAACTTTTTTTGTAATTGATCTAGTGTACTCATTATTTAAATAACTCCGGTGGAAAAATTAATTTAAAATCATCTTCACTCATATTTTCTATAGCCTTTTGTAATTTTTTAAAATCTTTACTATCAAAATCAGTCATTGTATCAATACTCATTCCTTCTGGTGCTAAACCATATGCTTTTCTTTCATTCAATAAGTATTGGGATGATCCACCAGCTCTTTCATATAATCTTTCTTGCTGTCTTATATCATCAAGAATAGTTTCAGCTGTAGCTGTTAGTGAAGCAATTACGTTTGTTTCACCTCTTAGTAATGGGAACACTTTTACAAGACCTTTAGCCATCTCAATATCTTTTTGAGTTAATCTATCTTTTGCTTTTAATGAGTTTGCTAATTTGTAAACAAGAACTGTTTCATTAATAGCAAGTCTTTCATAATCAAGTGTATTACCATCTTTTAATCTATTCTTAGCATTTCTAATTGAATCATTATAGTTTTTCTGGAAATTACCTAAACCATCTCTACCATTTAAATATTTTAATGCTTGTTCTGCGGTTTCAAATTCACCAGATGCAACTAAAGCGTTTACAACTTTTTTCTGTTCAATATTGAACATAGTTTTACCAGCTGCTTTTACTTCTGATACACTGTCACCACCTATTTTAGCAAAAGCTAAAACATCACCTAATGCTTCAGTTAAACGACCGCCATATAATCCAATAGCACCAGTAACACCTGCTTCTGCTTTACCTGATTCAATAATACCTAAACTTCTGTTAATTAAATTTACAGCTGCGTATTTACCAGCGATGCTTTTAGCAATGTCTAAAGTTTCTTTGTTCATATCTTTGTTTGCTATAAAGTTTAAACCAGGATCAACTGTCTGATAATTATACATTCCATTAGCATCTGCAGTTCCTATAGCTCTTTGTTTTGTTCCATCTTTTAAAATACGTCCTGGTAAGTTTACTATTCTACCTTCACTGTTAGTCATTTGAATAACACCCACTTCCTCTGTATCAGGCATTTCAAATGCTTGGTTTTGTGCTTTTAAGAAATCTGTTGAAAACTCTAATGCTCTACCAAGTAAATTTTGTTCTATCTCATCCTCTTTCATTTTTACCATAACCATGTTATTAACCGCTGGACCTAGTGCAGCTCCAAATACTTCTAAAGCACCACCTAATCCTGCTTTTCTAGTAGTTCCTGTTAACAAACCAGATGCAAGGTTAGATAAGAATGTTAATTTAGCTTGAGATGTTTGACCTTGTCTCATTTCTTTTGCAATCAATCTTGCTAAATCTAGTTGAGCTTTAAACGGTGAGTTTGCATCTATTGTATCTTGATTAGGATTCCCCTTAGCTTTTGGATCTTTAGGATCTTCTTTTGGTGTAGTTTGTTTTGGCTCCTCTGCTTCAGGTGCAGGCATTGCACCTGACATATCATCCATACTTTTTCCTATGTCTGAAAGTTGAGGTGGTAAAGAATTTTCTGCTATTTTAGCAGTATCAATAACTTTTGTTTTTCCAAACCTGGTTGTATTATCAGGGGCTGTTGCAACATCTTCTTGTTTTGATTCAAAATTTTTAGAACTTGGTCTACCACTACCAGGGCTAGGTATTGTTGTTCTTGGTTTTTTTACAATCTCATCAAGCTTACTTGGATCTATTTTAAACTGATTATTAAACATTTCATCATTTAAATAACCCTCTGTTCCAAATTGCATTACTTTTGATTTATGAGCTGCTCTTTCTTCTGGACTCATATTTTTAATTCTTTCTCTTTCTTTTGAACCTGCATACATAAGATATGTAGGCCCTGCAGCTATAGCAAGAGAAGTAGAAGCTGGTAAAGCCGCTAATCCAGGTAATGCTTTAGTTGCTAGATAAGATCCACCTATGCCAAAGGCTGTTTGTCCAACTGGATCTTTTATATTAAGAGCATCAGCAACTTTCATTCCTCCAGTAAAACCTAATAAATTTGGTATACCAAACAACTGTCTGCCAAAATTTCTAAAACCTGTTCCAGCTCTTTCCATTAATGATGGTTGATTTCTTAGTGCCACTCCATAATTATAAGGTTGACCAACAGTAGTTCCTAATCCTGTTTGATTTATGACAGCAGGCACAGGTGGTCGATTAGGACCTATAATACTTTTACCTGTCCTTGCCTTAATAGGCTTAAGATGACCTTTTTTCAAAGCCTCTCTTCTAAACATTGGTCTATTTAATACTCTATTTAAAGACACTTAACCTCCTAAACTGTTCCAGGTGGTTTCATACCCTGATAAGCAGTAAACGCACCAATACCTGTTCCAACTGCTTGAGCAAGTGGGCTAGTTGATGGAGCAGTTCCCATTGTAATTCCTGATTGAGTTTTTGGTCCTGCAGCATATAAATTAGCTAAGAACTCTGCTCTTTGGTATGGTTCATACTGTTGTTGTAATGTAGATTGTCTTTGCGCATCTATTGCTTGTTGAGCAAGTTGTCTTTGAACACCTCCTGCTTGGAACAATTGATTTATATCTGCTTGCGCCATTTGTTGTTGACCAGCTCCTAACTGACCTAATTGTTGACCTGCTTGTAACCCAATTGCTTGTTGTCTTTGAGCTGCACCTAATGCAGTGTTGAAACCTTGTTGTTGTGCTCTACCCATAGCCTCTAAAGTTCTACCTTGAAGTTCTGCTTGTTGAACACCTTCTCTACCACCACCAAAAGCTCCTGATTGAACTGCTTGGTTAGCTAATTGATTTTGCATAATTTGTGATTGTCTACCAATTTCACCAGTAACATATTGTTGATAAGGATTTAAAAATTGTGAAATTTGTGAAGCACCAATAGGAGCAGCAGCTCCTGTAATTTGATTTATACCTGATTGAACAGTACCTGCACCAACACCTGTCGTGCCTGCTTGAGTCATACCTTGTTGTTCTAATGCCCCTAAACCTGAAACTTGATAATCTGGAAGATCAATTGGTTTTTGCGCTACTTGACGGGCAATGTCCATCAATTCTATTTTTCTCTCTTCTATCCCAGGAGCCTCTCTTACAAACTGTGTTTGTGAAGTTGGTGTAGCTGCGGGTTGTGATTTTCCTCCTCCAAAAAAACTCATAATTTTATCCTATCCACTTTTCTAATTGCACGTGTTTCTTTTTCCAGCCCCATTTTTTAGAAATTTTTTCCCAACCGGGTCTGGCCATTATATTTAGTCTTTTACATTTATTTACTAATGCAAAATCTGTTACAGCTTTTATGAGATTATCTTCCCACAGTTCTCTTCTCTTACCTGTACATATAACAATCTCATATTGGTTGAAGTTTGGCATTACACCTATTCTTCCAACACAAATACCAAATGCTTTATTCTCTTCTGTCTCATCAGAACCAAACATAACCCAACATTGCATCATGTCTTTTTTTAATTCATCTTTAATCCACTTTGCATCAGCGTAACCACCTGAAAATTTTAACGCCTCAGCTACCATAAATTCTGCTAGTGGCCAAAAAGTATCTATATCTTTTGGCTCTAGTGGTAAAATACTTACTAAAGGTTTAATTGATTTTTTGTTTGCTGTCGCCATTTCTATCCTTTAATAAATCAAATACTCTTTTGTATCTTCTTTGTTGTTCATAGAAATATCGGGCACCTTTTTCTCTCATGTCTTTCATGCTATTTGGATTAGCACCTGCTATGATTCCAGCACCTAATACTCCATCTGCTCTTGTTACAAACTCTCCGTCTGCTAATTGAGCTAACATTGTATCCTCGTCTTTGTCACCTACTCCTGCTCCATCTTCAACATATCCTAAAGCTCTTACATAATTGTTAGAATCGTTTTCATCGTGAGTCATTTTTGATGGAAGATAATTAACACCTCCCTCATTAAATTTTTTAACTTCTGCAAGTCCACCTGATTTTAATCTTTGTTGAACAAAAGAATAAGGACCCATTCGTGCATCACCCCTACCTGCTTCTTCAGGAGAGTACATTTTTTGATAAGCAACTTCATTTCCTGTTGTTGGATCAATATATGTATATCCAGGTCTTTGTTCCTTAACATTTAAATAGCTCATGTTATAACCTGGCATATAAATATCAGTCGGTTGATTATCAAAAGCACCACTTAAATATGTAGCACCAGCTAATGCAGCTGAAACTCTTGCAGGACTATATGTTTCGTTTGGATCTCCTTCTTTTCTCAAAACATTTAAAATTCTATCTAGACCTTGTTTTTTTGTTCCAGTTGGGACAAACATATTTGGATCTCCGCCTCCAGGCACAGCTGACATTACTCTTGAAGTAAGTGCGGGATTTTTTGCAGAAAACAAAGAAGTAACCGCTGGAGCAGTTACCCCAGGCACCATCCCTGCTAAATTGTATCCTCCATAAGCTCCTGCAGCAGCACCAAATAATCTTCCTAATCCTGATGCTCCTGAATCTTTTGCTCCTTGGTATCCTCTATATCCACCGTATAATGCGGCAGCGATAGCTAATGGATGTGGCATATATAAATACTCCTTTTAAGATCTTAAATATGAAATAATACCATTTTACTTGGTTGATATCAACTCATCGTAAAACTTACCTTGGTATTGATGTTCTCCAATGTGGACTATAGCATCATTTACATATGCGTAACATTTGCCACCTAGATCTCTCCATAACTTACAAAAGGCAAAATCTTCACCATTATAAGTCTTCTCCTTAGGGTCATGTAAAGTATCAAAAAAGTTCCACATATTTGGTTTATTTACATATTTACCATTAATAACTGTTTTTTGAACTATCTCTTTGTCAGGGTATTTTTCTATCATTTTTTCTATAACTTCTCTTTTTATCAACATACATCCTGTTGGCGAGTCAGTTACTTCCATTACTCCCTTATCTAATTTAATGTTGTTAACATCAGGCACTTTCATAGGATATGTATGTAGTGCTTTTCTAATATCATCTGGTGATTTTATTCTACCTTCTTTCATTTTATTAAAAGCTTTATCCCACATCAAAGTTTTTAATGGATAAGGAACAGATATAATATGCTTATCTGCTTTAAGCATAGCAAATATAGATTTACCTTGAAAATATATATCTGAGTCAATAAATAGTAAATGTGTTGCTTTTGATTCCAAAAATCCTGCTACTGATAAGTTTCTTCCCTGTGTTACTAAGGATGATTTAATTAGATGAAAAGATACTTTTAGTTTTTTCTTAAAACACTCTTGTTGAAACTCTATTAAGGCTTGCGTGTAATGTATAGAAACCTCACTGTGTACTGGTGTTGCAACAAAGACTTCAATATCTTTATATTGATCTTTGTTTTCTTTCCATAAAGGTTCTACAGCTTTTTCATAATCTGATTGAGTTTCTATATTTACCTCTTGTAATGTTTGATAAGTATCTTCATTAATATATTTATTGTTTGACACGTAAAGCTCCTTTCAAAAAGTTTTCCCATTCCATAGCTTTCTTATCCCAACTATAAAATTTTTTATAGTATTTTTGTTGTTCGTCTAAATGATTTTGCATTGTATCTGTATGTAAATATTCTGCAGAAATATCAATAGCTCCTGCAATACTTGCTGCTAGTAATTCAAGATCCTTTGAATAATTTACATATACTGGCCATTCTGCGCAGGTTTCAGGTAATGCACCAAAGTTAGTTGTAATAACATGAAGCCCAGCTGATAGAGCTTCCAAAGCTGAAGCACAAAAAGTTTCTTCGAATATTGAAGGATATACAAATAAGTCATAATCTGTAATGTGTTCTAATAAATATTCATTAGGTTTGTATCCTATATAATTTACGTTTGGCAATTTCTTTGCTTGATCAAACAAAGCTTCAGTGTCTTTATTTGCTCTGTCAGCAAACTCTTTTCCATAAACATCATTTGAACTATACACATCTAAAGTTATATTTTTATTTTGTACTAGTTGCATTGCTAATAATAATACGTTCAAGCCTCTCCAAGGAGTACAATGATGCATAATTCTTATATGATCACCTTTCTTGTAAATTTTTCTTTTTGGAAAATGATGTGCACCATTTTTAATTACAATAGATTTATCTTCAGGTATTTGAAAAAAATATCTAAATTTTTCATAACACCAATGTGAATTGAAAACATACCAATCATACTCATGGTGTCTGTCTTTATTTCTAAAAAAGCTTTGTAGATTTGGTTGATCCCAAGAGTTCTTTTGCCAAAGAATATTTATTTTATTGGGATCCAGTGGCACTTTTCCTGGAATAGATGTACATATTTGAAATTTATCTAGTAAATCTTTTGATACGTATTTTTCAAGCAACTCGTGTTGAAGTTCAGTTGCGCCTCTAGGTTTCATTATTTTTTGGTTTTAGCACCAATATTTCCTGCTCTTGTAACTTTTATTTCGAGGTCTTGTCTAAAATCATCTTGAGTAGTATCAGTGTTGGGATCAGCAACATCAGAATCAAAATGAGCTTTGCTATCATACACTTTTCCTGTTCTTTTATGTTTAATGATTTCAGTTGCCTCTGCAGATATTTTTGGTAAATCACTCATTGTTTACGTCCTTGTCTATTATATTTCTTACTATGTTGCAACTTCTTTTTTTTATTTAAAGTTTTTGAGTGTCTTCGCGGCCTCTTTCTAGGTTTATCTCTAGGTACGAAATGTGTAAATTTTTGTCTAGCCATTTTCTTGAGATCTATCTATAAGAGCATAACTTATTACACCTTGAATTGTATTACTTCCTGTACCTGCTTGAACTGTTATAGCATCACCTGCTTCTAAGTTCAAACCTTCTGGAGCAGCATTGACTTGTGATTTTGCAGCCACACCATCTCTAAAAAATTCGTACTCTGCACTAGAGTCAGAAGAATCTACAAGATTCATATTTACTAAAATAGCTGAGGAAGCATCAGTATTAGAACAATATACACTTTTTACTATAACTGTTGCATCACTAGGGCAAGTAAACACAGTAGTCTTACCTGTACCAGCTTGTTTATAACCTTGATTTTTGTATCTAATTGTCATGATAAAAAATAATTAAAAGCGTCCTGTTCATTTTTAAGTTCTTGTTGATAAGATGTATTTAACTTATCTTGCATGGTTCGTAAAGACTGAGTTACTTGTCTTTGATTTTCTTCAGTATACCTCGGTGTTGGTTCTGGAATTACTATATCTACTCTAGCCATTATTTTCTTAACGCCTGAAATTGTGCAGACGTTACTCCTCGGTTTGTTCTATCAGCTCTTGTATCTTGACCATAACTTCCTCTTCCTAAGTCTTGAGAAGTTGGTTCTATGGACATAATACCTGTAGGGTATGTTACAATATTTCCTTGTTTGTCATTAACTAAATTTGCTTTTATTGCTTGTTTTTGTGATCTTTTATTACTTAAATAATCTGAAATACCAAGAGATCTACCTGAAAGAGCTGATATTGCTGTTAATGGTGCAAACGTATTTTGTCCAATACCAATTATTCCAGCTAAACCAGAAGATAAGGCATTATTCATACCTAATTTACTTGCAGCATAATCAATAGCTTTATTTCTAATAACATTACCCGCAACTTTTCTTAAGTCTGGCATTGTAGTTTTTTCACTTACAAGCGGAGCAATTCCTAAAGTTTCATTTGCATTTAATGGTTCAGCTATATTAGATGGTTGATAAAGACTGAAATTAGGATCTTGTCTTATAGCTAATTGTTGTTCTAAAATTTTTTGTGTAATAGGGTCCATTATCCTCTCATTCCATCAAGTTGAACATCTGCTCTAAAAGTTCCAAAACGCCAGTTCTGTTCTGTTCCAGTGTTAGCAATTTTTAAACTAGCAAACCTAGCTCTTGCTCTAGTATCTACCTTTTGTGTTGATCCGGTGACCGTGAATGGTCCTAATGGAGACGATGCTTCTGTATCTGCGGGAAAATCTCTAAGCAAAATTGTTACCTGAGCATTACCTTGTATAGTTTTAAAATCAGGTACAAATCTTCTCATACTCATAAAAAACTCAGCATTTGTCCCATCAGGATTTAAACTAAAATCTCCTGACTCTATAAAAGCAGGTATAGCAGTTTTATTACCTGTAGCATCTACCTCATCTACTCCAGTTTCATGTGCAAAATAAGTAGTCGAACCATTTGTGTTTGTTACACCTTGAATTACAGGAAACGATGGTAATCCAGTAGAACTAAACTCAGTTGCATATGGAACATCATATAAATTAGCGTCTACCCACGTAGTTCTAGATAATGATCCTGTTACCCAAGTATTATCTTGATAATTATAACAAACATAACGATCGTTAAATGATGATCCTGATTTAGGATAGTACCAACAAATTTCTTCGTACAAATGATTTAACCCTGCATAAACTATTTCACCATTTTGATAGTTGACTCCAAGGTTTTCACCATTCTTTGTTGTAAAAACAAAATCTTCAACAGCACATGGTAATGATTTAACAGTACCATCAAAAACAAAAAAGCCACCAGATTCTCCCATCCAATAAATAGCTCCATTGACATATTTCATAGCATGTTGACCTATACAACCACAGTTAGATCCTACTTGTCTTATAGAAAAAGTAAACGGAGGACCTACAAACTGCATTACATATGCAGCATTATCAGTCAAAATTAATGTGTAATCTTTACCTTTTACTGCTCCAACAATTTTAGTTCCGGAGTCTAACCTAAAAGTTCCAGCAGTATTCACAGAAGTAGGTGTGTAGTCACTTATATTTTCTTGATCTGAAAATCTAATAAATAATTTATCTTGTGTTGATGGTGATCCGATTGTTGTTTCAGTGCCTAACATTATTAGGTGTCTATCTCTATCTGAAACTAAGGACATTACAGAGGCAGTTGGTGCATTAGAAATTACAGCTGCTCTTGTGGTTAAAGCACTAGCGTTAGAATTTATAGGATTCCATTCGAAAGATTTTCCATTTTTTACTGTAGCAATAAGTTTCTCTCCAAAATTATCTAATGACCAAGAAGCAGGATCAGTTGTTAAAGTTTGTGCTAAGGAAGCTTCACCCCAAGCTGTAAAATATTCAACACCAGCTCCATCTGCATGTGCGGACCTGGTTCCTGCAGCAGCTCTTGTTATTCCTGTAAGATCATTTGTTGAAATACCTGTGTAAGAAATAAATTCTGCACCAACTTTTATAGTTCCGGATGTTGGAAATCCTGTTGTAGAGGTTAGTGTAATTGATGTACCTGATCCACCAGTTCCTGCAGTGTCATCTAATAATGCTCCATTTAAAGTGCCTATTACTTGTTGACCACCTCCCCATAATCCTGTGCCCCAACCAAAACCATATGTAAATCCTAAAGCTCCAGGTTTTACGTAGGGTGTAATTGTAGCTGATCCAGATCCGTTGACCGTTGTCCCTGCTGCGCTAGCCATGGTTACAGTAAATTCATCACTACCTGGAACAGTAATTACTTGAAAAGGATTTGTTGTAAAGTCTCCTGCAGAATAACCTGCTCCTGATGGTGGTGTTACAGAACTAAATAAAAAAATATCTCCAGGCTCAAGTCCATGAGCTGCTTTGTTTACGGTTACTGTTGCTGATGTATTTACAGTATCAAACGTACATCCTGTTAAAGCAGTATCTAAAGGAGTAATGTCATAAAAAGCACCTTCATAATATACTACTAATACTTTATTTGTTCCTATTGCAGCATAACGTCTTCCATCTAAATCAGCCCAAATAAATTGTTCTCTTGCGGCACCAACTAAAGTATCTGCTAGAATCTGTTCCCATCCACCTATCTTTTCAGGTAAGCCATACCTAAATCTAACAAAATCACCATCAGTCCATTTACCTTCTGCTCCAGTCTGAGTAACTTGTTTATTAAATCCGGGGGCTATTTGTACTTTTGTTAATGGCATACTGCATTATACACTAATTTTTTTAAGTTCTAAACCATAAGCATTCAGCGATATTTATATCATAAATAATAGATATTCGTCTATTTGTTAAAAAACAAACTAGTAGTAAATCTATAACTTGGTCCTAAAATATTTTGAGCTTTTATAGTATGTTTTATCTCTCCATCAAATATGATGGCCCTATTAGGTGTATAAGGACTAGACTCTAAAATATCCTTACCATCATGTTTATAAAAAACAGTTTCACCACCCCACTCAGGATTCCAGGTTAGATTAGAATAATGTAAAAACACAATTTGATTAGGATGGTTGTGTATAAAATTAACGTCCATATTTTTGGTAAGATTAATTACACATTTATCATAGTTATTTATTGTTATATTTTTATCTTTCAATTTATCTAAAACCACGTCCAATATTTTTACATTTTTAAGATCGTCAAAAGTATAGGGACTATGTAAACAAGGATACATTCTATGTTGAACTTCGTTACTATCAACCCATCCTATTCTAAAATTGGAATGAATAATTGTGTTAAAAAATATGTTTATTGTATATCTTGGTGAGCTATCTCCTAGTGCTTGCAAATCAGTATGCACATTGTTTTTACCATCAAAAAATAATGCTCTGTTATTAACAAAACCTAAATATGTGTTTAATTTATTTTTATAATAAAATCCAGTTCCGTTATAGACAATCTCATCACCTTTTAAATACAGTAAAAAATTAAAATCTTGTGCATCATCATGAGACATTACTTTTTTACAATTGTGCCTCAAATGAAAAGAAGCATGATCAGGAACTAAATTAACATTTGGAAAAAATTGTTTTTTTATTTTGACAAACAACCATTCATTATCTGAATTAATATCAAAAAAATGTCTAAATCCAAAATTTCCAACTCCATTATTTATAGGTTCTAAATTAATTTTATCTAAATTATTTAGAATAATTTTTAGTTCTTCTTTGCTTAAAAAATTATCTTTAATTTGTATTGTAGGAAGCATAGAATTACAATTTTTAATCATCTTTGACATTTAAAACAAGTAAAAAATTATTCTTTTATTTGCTGATAAATATGATAGAAAATAAATTTATGGATCATTTAGAGGCAATTGTTAAAATAGATCAAATAATAGGTGATGATTTTTGTGATGATATATCAAATCATATTGATAAAATAAATTTAAGTAATATGGGAATGATAAGTGGAGTAGATAAAAAAGGAAGAAATGTTTTAGGTTATACGTTACAAAAAAAAGATAAAATATTATTTAAAAAAATAGGAAAAAAAATTGAAGACTTATATTTATATTATAAAATTAAATTTCTAAAAACAGTAAACAATCAAAAAATAAACCAAATAGATTTACTTAAATATAGTGTTGGAGGCAAGTATGGAGCGCATATTGATAGCGTTACTGATGTTACAAGGAGTATAAGCGTTATTTTAAATTTGAATAATCAATACAAAGGTGGTAGTTTAATTTTTATGAATCCCATGAATATAAATGAAAAGATAAAAGAAATACAATTAAAAAAAGGATCAATAGTTTTTTTTCCTAGTAATTTTTTATATCCTCATCAAATAAGTCCTATAACAGAGGGGACTAGATATAGTATAGTTGCTTGGCTTCAATAATAATGAACGAAAAAAAAGTAAGCATAAATAATTTTATTGGTATATATGATAATTATATACTCCCACAAGAATGTGATAAAGCTATAGAATATTTTGAAAAACAAAATGCCTTAAAAAAAGCATATGATAGATTACAATCTGAAAACACACCATTACTATTAAAAAACGATAGGGCTATTACCTTAAATGAACATGTTAATACTTGGTTCGAAGAATTCAAACCATTGTTAGTCAATTTCGATCTTGCACTTAGACACTATCAAGATTCAACAGGTATTTTAGTTTCTTACAATATACCATCTTTAAAATATACAGATATTAAAATACAGAAGACTCTACCAACTCAAGGTTATCACATTTGGCATTTAGAGCATGGAAATACAAAAGATAATGCATATAGAGGTTTGGTATACACAATTTATTTAAATGATGTTGAGGAAGGTGGAGAAACAGAGTTTTTACATTTTTCAAAAAGGGTAAAACCCAAAAAGGGTAGGATAGTTATATGGCCAGCTTCTTTTCCATACGTTCATAGAGGTAATCCACCACTATCTGGTGAAAAATACATATTAACTTCTTGGTTGATGTTATCGTGATCAGTCTTATAAACAAAAATAATAAATTAAGCGAAGAACGAAATAGTATAAATGTAAGCTATACTAGACATGTTAATATAATATTTGGTAATTATCCTTATCCGAATATTATACATAATCTAATAATGTCAATTAAATCTAATTTAGATACTAACATGCATAGCTACACTAATGTAAAAGGAGCGATGACTAGTTGGGATTATTTTTTGAATAAACCTGAATTTGTTGACTTTACAACCTATCTTATAAATAAATATCAAAATACACATCCACAAATATTTGAGTATTTTTTTGAAAGAAAAACTTTTCAAGATGCATGGGGTAATGAAATTAAAAAAGGAGATAGTGTTGACTTTCATACTCACCCTTGTTTGAGTGGTATTTTATATTTAACAAAAGGATCTGATCTAATATTACCAGAATTAAATTTAAAAATATCGCCAGAACCTGGAGATTATTATTTACTTCCTCCAGAAATAGTACATGGATTTGATATACATGAAGAAGACTTCAATAGATATAATTTAGTGTTCAATATTGTAGATAAAAACCATTTGGAATTTAATAAAAAAAAGAAATATTTAGAAACTACGAAGAGTAAGAAGTAGGTCTTTCACCTAATCTAGCTATCTTCTCAGCTTCACTTTCAGCAGAAACTTCATTACCTGATTCATCAAAAGATGTGACGTTATCATTATCCCAATCTGATTGTAATCTAGCTAAATGAGCTGCATCCCACTTATCAATAAATTGACTTTGAAAATCTCCTAAATCAGCTTGTGTCCATGTAGCGTGAGGAGTGTCATCTCTATGCTCAACAGTATCATTATAATCATGATTATCTGGTTGATATTGAATTGCCCAAATGTTTGACCATTTAGAATCATTCCAAAAAGAATCATTATCAATTACGTAAGCACCAGCACCATCTCCAGATTGTTTTATAATTCTTTTATCCTCGAATATTACTGTCCATTGTGCATTAGTTGCCATTTTTTCTCCTACGTTTTAATTATATATGTTACTGCTAGATAAGGTTGTAAAACTGATGTTGCATCTCCAACAAAGTTTGCACTCATGTTATGTGAGTGACCACTACCACTTCCAGTATTGTTAGTGCTATTCGGTGCTTGCAAAAGATAGTAACTTGAAGCACTAGCCCCTTGTAAAGCGTGAGGTGAATTTTTAGCACTACCACCATGGGCGTGACTAGCAAGTTGAGCTTCAGATAAAGATGCATTCGCTGTTGAACCAGCGACATTACCAGTTGAAGTAACTGTATTTGCTCCTCCAGTAGAAGCCAAAGCTTTATTGTTAGATTTTCCTACTGCTACATTGTCAGCTAAATTTGGCACGTTAAAAGTTGATGCACCATCTCCAGATCCATAAGTTGTACCTACTATTGCAAACAATGCAGAGTAAGTTGATCTTGAAACAGCTGCTCCATTACATTCTAAAAAACCTGTTGGCACTGATGAAGTAGACCAAGGTACAATAGTAGCTGTAGGAATTCCCTCGATACCTGTAAGGTCTGCTCCTGTAAAATTGTATCTTGTTGCTTCGTAATTTGACATATTATTTCTCCATATAAGTCCAGCCAATATTTGAACCAGAATACACTAATCCAAAACCTGCACCTTCTGTGTTAACTACTAAATCTGAAGACGCATTAGCTATTTTAGAACTGTTTCTTCCTACAGTCAATGCGTTACTGTCAAAAGTAAATCTTGAATCTATGAAATGCACTTCATCTCCAACTGCTGGAGACGCAGGTAAAGTTATTGTTACAGCTCCACCACTTGTATCTACAAAAAGTTGAGCTCCTGCTTGAACTGTTTCTGCAGCCGATACTGTTCTCCATTTTTTATACTCAACTGCTTTTTCAATATTAGTTCCATCTGAATACAATACATAACAATTTCCTTCACAAAGTAAAACTCCTGTGCCACTTACTGTTTTAAAAGTTAATGTGTATCCTGCGTGATCAGTTCCATCTATAACGTTAAAAACTTTTTCAATACTATTTGGTAAAGTGACAGTTCTGTTGGCAGCTAAGGTTCCTGTTAATTTTAAAGTTGCATTTCTTGCATTTGAAATTGTTCCATCAGTCATTGCCAAAGCAACATCTGAAGAGGCTACATCAATTGCTTGATATCCAGCAACAGATTGTTGAACCAAATTAAGATTGGTATTGGTTTTATCACCCCATGTACCGGCATTTTCTCCGGTTACCATTAATTCTAATTTTAGGTCGCTTGAATAACTTGATGCCATAAATTTTAATCTCCTAAATAATTCTTATTATATATAAACTAAGCAGCCAAATCAACTACCGTCCACGTATTAGATACTCCTAAATCTATCTCTGACCATGCGGTTAAATTAGGGTTTCCAACAGATCCTGTAAATTGTATGCCTGTAAGTGTTACCGCTGCATTTGCTGTTATTGGTCCTTCTTCCCCTAAAGCTGATGTAATTGATAATCCTGAAACCCCTACTAACATGGCTGGAACCTCAGCATGTGTGCCAAGTGTCATAGCTATTTGTTGTCCAGTAACTGGTTCAATAGTAGTTTGTTCAAGAGCAATTGTGCCTATAGCCGATGTCATCTGTATGCCAGAAACATCAACTGGAGTTTTTAGACCTCCTACAGTATTTCCTTGTTGTGATGTTATTGATATTCCAGAAACTTCTACAAGCGCATTCGCATCAAAACCTACTGTACCTACTGTAAAATCTAATTGATCTTCTGCAGCAAAAACGACAATTCCAAAATCCCCCTGTAAAGAAATTATACCTTGTGTAGAGGTCATTGATTGACCTGTAACTTCAGCAGTTACATCTGTAAATGCTGTTTCATTTCCAATAGATGATGTTAAAGATTGTCCTACGACTTGAACTGAGAAATTTCCACCCCAAGCAAACTCACCCCATTCAGCTCTACCCCAACCTTCTCCTGTTAAAGTAGTTTCGTCTACCGTTGCTGCACCAATACTTGAGGTTAAAGATGACCCGGTAGTTATTGCACCAATTCCAGATACAACTTGACCTATACCTAAGGATTCTAAACTTCCAGTAACTGTAACTAAAGCAGAAGTTCCTGCAACACTTGCTCCTTGTGATGAAGTAAGCTGTTGTCCACTTGGTTCAACAAGTGCGTTTCCTGCTACTGATTGTAAAGCACCAATACTAGATGTAGATGAAATTCCTGTTATTGATACATCAATGTGTCCTTGGTCTCCCCAAACACCATTACCCCAAGATAGTCCACCCCAAACATTTGACTCAATATCAAATATTCCACCCATGCCAATACCATGAACATAACAAAGATAATAAAAGTCAGTTGATGATGATGGTGTTACTTCTACATAACGAGTTGTAGCTGCGTT